AATAAGGTTTCCCTTTTTAAAATATGGTCTGGACTGTCATGGTCACCTTTCCGTTTAGCAGCCGTTAATGCCATATATATATTATTTAAATGTGCATTCCTTCCATCTGTTGTCCAAGCATTAACGGGTGTAGTTCTAAGCACACGCTCCGACTCTCGTCCTAACTCATCTTCGTCCATATATTTCCTTAATATTTTATCCTTAACATAGTATATTTTTAAATACCCCGTATAAATGTTGAAAGATAGATATAAAATAATATAAACCTTATGTGTTATATTATTATAGAATGGTAGATACCAATACATCATATAACACGAACCTAATATGTACATACAAATCTATTAGCCCAACATTTAACAACATATTAGTAGAGGATGATGTAGATAATGATGATACAGAACCATCCTTTTATGACGCAAGTGAGATTTTATATAGACGCGAATTGCTACAAGTGTTTAACATGGCAACTTTCAATAATGACGTCATTAATAAAGCCATTAATGAATTATATAATAAAATATTAAAGAATCCGGAGTTTAATGAGTGTATGAAAATATTAGCAAACAGGTCGTTGAGCGACGATTTAGAAATAGGTTTAATGACACTATTTTCATATGATTATTTTTATTTGGCACACCCGTGTATGTGCGATTTTTTAATGACTGGACAAATTTCGCAAGTACATATGAACGCATTAAAGTTGGCTATGTCATAATAATAATGTGTATGGTTTATTCACATCTTTTATCCAATTAGAATGAAATACGTGATAACAATCATTAGTTACAAACAATTTCCCAGTTGACACTATAGAACCTATAGCAGTAAACCCTCCTCTATGTAATAATAAATTACTTGCCAAAGCCATCATACTTACGTGGACATCAGGTTCACTAAAATATACATATATATTTGTATTTTTATTCAATATATTTGTTATATTAGTTAAATAACTGGCAACTTTGTCGTCATGTTTACCAAACATTTCATCTAGATGTATTCCTGCCAACAATATTACAGTCGCATATTGACAAGACAAGTTGTCAATTATATTTATATAAGCCTCGCTAACAAACGAATCGCCTAGACGTATATGTACACATAAACAGGTTGGTTGTTTTACCAAACTAAAAATATCTTTATATAATTCAGTGTGTTGTTCAATATATTCATTCACGCTAGATATTATACGTGGTATACATGGCACTAATTCATTATCTGGACGATGTTTACAATATAAATTAACAATAGAATTGTCAAATGAGTTACTTACAATATGCATTCTTTCAAGATAATTATATAGGCCATGTGGAGTTTGTGGCCATTGACCAGATAAATACGGCATATTTAACAAATCGCCCATATTATAACCTTGTTGTTTTACAAGAGCGCACAACTCTTTATTGTCGCCTTTAAATACGGTATTCTTTCCATATATTTGTATATCAGATAAGTCAATACTTTGTTTAAGATTAGGTATAGAATACATATATATATATTATTTGTATTATTTGTATTTATATAATAATAATTATATATAGTTATTATATATAATTATTATAATGGCATCAACCCGCAATATTAATACCCCAGGCAACTATTGTTTAGAACAACGGGAATATAAACACTTTGAAAATTATACCCTATATCCACACTCACAATATGGTACAGCGTATTCCACCAGGCTGCCAGGAAATGGTGTAAACCCAGGGAATATACCTTGGTCTAAATTATCATATAATCCAGTAGATACCGAGTCTTTTTTATTCGGAATCAATTCAACAAATTTAGTAAAACCTCAAGGAGTATTTGTGCCTGAAATCGCGTCATTACAAACACAAAATTTTTTTGAACGTGGGCCTACATATATACCCCAACCATTAGTCGTTGTAAAGGACCAAAGACCATGGCCTGCGCCTTAGAATATTATTTCTAGTAAAATGGGTTTAAATAATATAACTAATATATTAATTATATTATTATGCCAAAGTCAACCATATGTTTAAATATGATTGTAAAAAACGAATCTCACATTATTTTAAAAACTCTTAAAAACTTAGTTGATAAAATAAAGTTAGATTATTGGGTAATAGGCGACAACGGTTCAACTGATGGAACACAAGATATTATCCGTAATTTTTTCAAAGAACAAAAAATTCCAGGAGAATTATACCAAGATGAATGGCATGACTTTGGGCATAACCGAACGCAGGCATTGGCCAAAGCATATAATAAAACGGATTATGTGTTTGTATTTGATGCCGATGATGAATTATGTGGACATATAAATATACCAGCAAGGTTAAATTTAGATGGATACCATTTAATTATTATGGCAGGAAGCACAAAATATGTCAGAAAATGTTTAGTAAATAATCGCAAGAAATGGAGATATGTAGGAGTGTTACACGAGTATATAGACTGTATAGATAAGGAAGAATCTGTAGGAGATATTGTAGGCGATTATTATATTCAATCTAATCGGTTAGGGGCGCGAAGTCAAAATCCAGACAAATATTTACATGACGCATTAGTGTTAGAAAAAGCATACTATAAAGCAATTCTAGAAAAAGACGGCATCTCTAATAGGTATGTATTTTATTGTGCGAATAGTTATAAAGACGCAGGTAAACCCGACGAGGCCATAACATGGTATGAAAAAACGCTAGAAAGTCAAGGCTGGATACAAGAACGATATATATCTTGTTTAAATTTATTTGAAATGTATTCCAAAAAGTCGCAAATTAAAACAGGATATTATTATTTAGTAAAAGCATTTACCTATGATAACACTAGAGTAGAAGCTATTTTAGAATTAGTAAAGCATTATTGTTGCGAAAACATGAATGAAATCGCATATACGTATTATTTATTAGTGTCAAAATCATTTGAAAGCACGGCATTAACAGCGCATTTAAATGATAAATTGTTTGTGCGAACACATGACTATTACTTTTATTTACCATACTATATGATTATAGTGTGCGAACGATTAAAGAAGTATGATAAAGGAATTAAAATGTATGAAATTATATTTGAAAAACAAGTTGAAGTTGATAAATGGTGGACTAATAATTTATTATTTAATTTACAATTTTTTATTGATAAAATAGATAAAGTAAAGCATCCTAAGTTTTGGGAACAATGTGAAGCATATATAAATGTATTAATTGCGCGCAATGCACCAATAGATATAGATTTGATTAATAAATTTGCCAATAGTGGATTAAATAAAAAGAATCTCAAAGGATTAAATCAACCAAAGGACCTAAGTGAAGATGATATAAATAACTGTAAAAATAGTAAAAAGATTTTATTTTATGTAGGATTTAGTAATGTAGAATGGAATGTCACTTATGGTAAAACTCATGCATTAGGTGGTTCAGAACGAGCCGTCTTATATTTAACTCAACATTTTCCCAAAGATTATGAGATTTATGTTGGAGGGGTGGTGGGTGAAGAAAAAGTAGATAATGTGACTTTTGTAAATTTGGGCAATTTGAAAAAATTAATAACAGATAATCATTTTCATACTATTATTATTTCAAGATATATTGCGTTTTTTGAGATGTTTTCGTATTTTAAAAGCAAAAACGTGTATATATGGGCACACGACACACACTTATTACCATATGGGTGTAATTTAACTCAAGTAGAAATACTAAAAAAATGGGACTCCAAAATTAGTAAATGTATATGTTTAACTGAATGGCATAAGTCAATTTTTATATCACAATACCCGACATTAATTAATAAAATAGAGCTTGTTAATAATGGAATAGACACTTCATTATTCCCACCGACTGCTAATAAAGTAAAGAATAGTTTTATATATTCATCTAGACCGGAACGCGGGTTAACTCGTATATTAGAATTATGGCCAGAAATATGTGAACGCATTCCAGGCGCCTCATTGTCTATTGCGATGTATGGTGATTTTCCAGAAAATGATAGTGAAAAGGCGCAAATGGAAATTATCCAAAAACATCCTAATAATATTATATATCTTGGGAAATTAAGTCAAACTGAGTTATATGCCCATATGTCAACGTCAGAATACTGGTTATATCCGAATTGTTATGATGAGACCTCATGTATTACAGCATTAGAAATGTTGCATAGTAAAGTGGTTTGTCTTTACTATCCTAAGGCAGGACTAGTAAATACTATAGGAGATTATGGCGTTACAGTTGAAAATGGTAATGAGATTCAGAGTATACTAGATTTAACTGATGAGAAAAAAGCGAGTTTGATTACAAATGGATACAAATACACGAAACAATGTTCTTGGACTAATAGGGCTGAGGCATGGGCAACCTCACTAGACATTTATAAACCGACAGTTGAACGCATAAAATATACTGGCGACAATTGGGTAATATATATAAATACACAATGGATAAAATCACATATATTTGATGACTATATAAATAGCTTGAAAACCAAATATAATATTGAATGGACTCATGACCTAAATTATATATTAAGTAATCAATTTTCAAAAATCTCATTTCTAATAAATATTTTTGATGATGCGTTAGTTTCACAATTTAAAGTAAATAATCCAGAAGTAGAAATAAGCGTAGTAAGCTCTGAACCACTTAACTTAGCATACCGTCTTAAAAAAATTACTGATATACATAAAAAATTCCCAGATATAAAAATATATGATTATAGTCTATCAAATATTAAAATATTAAATGAACAAGGCATAATGAATACAGAACATCTGCCCTATTTATATAATGAAAAGGAAGTAAGTTTTTTAAAGAACGTATATTCTACGGAAAAAAAAATATATGATTTTGGGTTTTTGAATGCAGAGGGGACTACTACAGAAAGTATTTTGACTATTAGAAGACGAACATTAATACACTCTTTAATAGATAAGGGATTTACTGTACATATTATATCTGGGTGGGGGGAATATCGTGACATTGAATTAGCCAAATGTAATATTATATTAAATATTCATGGGCAACTGCTTGCTGGAGACACGACCCCTATAAATACTTGTAAAATATTTGAGCATATTAGGTGTAATAGATTATTATATGCTGGATTTAAAATATTATCAGAGGAATCTTATTATTTAGACACCACGTTTATTAACTCTTTTTCTAATTTAAAATTAATTAAATATGATGATTTTTTTAACATTACACAAATAGAGTATAATTGTATGATAAAAGAGTTTTATGAATATACTATAAATATATAACAATATATTAGAATATAAAAACAATATATATTAAATTTATTATATGAGCAAAAAAATCGCATTATATAATAGTTTTAATTTTCATTATGAAATGTATGGATATATAATAAATTATTGTCAAAAACACAATCATGAATTAGTCATTTATACTAATCACAACCTTAACTATAATTGGTTACGTTTTTATAAAACTCTTTTTACTAAGTATTCATTCAGAATTCTGGATTACAACACATTTGAAAAAAATAAAGATACATACGACCATATAATTTTAGCAACAGATGATGATAAAAATTTTAAGAATGAATGGGCAAATATTAAAACTATATGTGTTGACCACATATCACGCAATAGAAGACCTCAGACACCTCATCATATATCAACTAGACCATTTAATCAACAAAATAATGATTGGGCATTACCGTGTTTTCCTATAATTAATTATTCAAATAAAATAACTCACATAAATGAAGATGTCATTAATATTGCTATTGTTGGAGGCACCCATTCATTGCCTAATGGACTGTATAATACAAATGTAATTAACAGATTAAACTCAGGCGAAAATAAAACGATTATTATACACGCAATATCTAGAAATATAAATGCTAACATGTTTGCTGATATAAAAAATACCATTGAATTAAAGTTATATAACAATATAGATACATATGAAATGATGAAAGTGTTAGAAACGTGCAGTTATTTATTAACGGATGTAGATTATAGTGTAGGACATATAACTGGCGGAAGCATGGCTGGGGGTATTCCTTTGGCTTTTTCAAATTTAGTGCCGTTAATCATTTCAAAAGGGAATAATAATATATATAATTTTAAGAGTGCTATAGAATTTGATATGGACAGTACTGATGATATTATGTTGTCAAATGACATTTATTCTACTATACATACAGTAGAACTAGAAAGAGAATATTTAATGTCTATGTTAGATAGTTATCTACAAAAAAAAATAGAAAAAGAACAGTTAGTAACTTCATTGCCTCAATCAGTAGATAATATGGTTACCTATGCACATAATACTGCCTTAATTATTGAGCCTAGAAGATTAGACATTTTACCAATAGTCATTAACCAATTTCAAAAAGTATTAAGTGAATCATGGAATATTGTATTTTATTGTGGTAAAAATGATAAATTTTATTGGATAGACATATTTTCAAATCAAAATATTAACTTTCATAATATAGATATTCGTGAATTATCTGTGAATAACTTAACATCAACTGAGTATAACGATTTTTGTAAACAAGAATCATTATGGGAATCATTATATGGCAACTACGTGTTAGTATTTCAATCAGATACATGGATTAATGATGATAAAAATAATAAATATAACATTGAATATTTTATTCAATTAAACAAGCATTATATTGGTGGAAATATGTCTTATAACTGGAAAGAATTGAGTAGAGAAAATATTTATCCGGCACATAATAATTTTAATGGCGGATTATCATTGCGAAATAAAAAAAGTATGATTCAGATAATAAAAACATTTCCACCAGAAAAAACAACCCTAATTTCACACAAAATAGAAACTGATGCTGAAGATGTATATTTTACATTGGGATGTTATAAGTTAAATCTTCCTATTGGCGATGATTATATTTGTGGATGCTTTGCACTTCATACAATATTTTATAAAGATTTTTTTGGCATTCATAATCCAAATTTACATGTTAAAGAACAGTTATTACAAAATGAAATTAGTAATATTTTTTGAACATTTATAAGCACAACACAATAACACTTGGGTGTATTGTTATATCTTAATTTGTTTGCTGGATATTGCCAGCAAACAAATATATTTTACTAATATTCTGGTGAGTGTTTCTTGAATAAACAGCCTTGAGCACTTAAGCCTTTTACATCAGACGTAATAATTGCTGGATTTTGATTTGCACAATCATTCATCCATACTTTAATAATACAAAAGTTTTTTTTTGGCGAAATGGTAATACCTGTAACATTGGCGCTAGCTGACGCAGTTTTACTAATGGTATCGCCCACTAATACATAACTTAATTCACGCCACACTTCATACACACTCTTATTTGCCACTTTATATGAGAAACACCCTCCATGTCTATTTTTCGGGTCCTCCCAAATTGGTTTTATACCGGTTCTCATAAGAAATAACATACAATTTTTAACTAATACTTCAGATAATGTTTCCGTTATAGAAATTGCCTCTTCAACAGTTGTTATAGTATATATATTCTTATAACTCGTAATGCTCCAATCAATATCATGTGGCAAATGTGCCCACAGAGTCCAACTATCGGATAATTTATGACTCTGGATGGTAGATGTATCTGTTGCTGCCATGGTTGTTTCAGGTATTACCATTATATATAATATATTATACATCAATTTTTTTAATATTGTTTTATAATATATTATTTTTTACTAAAAATCACTTTGTACTATAAACTACTTTGTATTAAAAATCATTTGAAATTTATTATTAGATGTATTACTATCGGTGCTATCATCACTAAGTGTAATCGCCTTTACAAAACACTCATTCTCGCTTAAGTTTCTAGAATATGCCTCCAACATTTCGGCGGGAACATTAAAGACATCATTTACTATATTAATTTGGATATTATCAATCGTTTTTTTACTGCTAACATATTCCTCTTCCTCTTCTTCCTCTTCTTCCTCTTCTTCTTCTTTCTCGTCCTGCTCAACTATTTTATACGAGTCTGATGTAAATACTATAGACGATGTATGCGGCACGTGAATAATATTTATATTACTGTCCATAATTCTTAATGTATAACGTGTATTTACTAACCAGGATAATACAGATGAATTATGTGTTTTAATAAAATAATGTAAGAATGCTTCATTAATCACGTTGTTCTCAATATGATAATTATAACTTGACCCTGAAAATTTATTTGAGAGAACAATATATTCGTCTGCACCATTATCCATATTAATTTCTATTGAACAAAAGTTACAAGTAGACACAGTGTAATCGTACGTAGTAGGAAGTGTATTATATATAACTTTATTCACCTTACAATTTATATTTGTATTTGTAATATGTCTACGGTCTGAATAAATAATAAAATCATACTCTGCTGGTAATGTGTATACACTAGATAGTGGAGTTTTATACACTACTTCACCATTTTTAATAAATTCTAGTTCTTGATCCACTATACTATTAAATATATTCGCCCAAATCAATGCCGACATAATGTTGCTAGACACGTGTGGCGGAACGTATTGCGGCAAGTATTGTGTTACGCATTCTTGAACAATTGGAATATAATTTTCTTTGACATATTTTAGTCCCTTTTTACTATAAAATTCGCATTTACTATAAATATACACTGCCACATATGAAATATTAACTAACGCTTCCTTATGTTGCTCTGGATAATGTTGTTGCGCTAAATTATTAAATAATATAATTGGGACAACTAAAGATGCCCCGTTAACTACTAAATAATATAATATGGACATGATGCTCATTATATTATTATATAAACAATATTTAAGTTGTTATACTTATTATTATTCCGAAAAGATTGCTTCGCCATCCTTTAATATTCCTACTTGTTCGCCAGGCTCACCATTGCTGTCAATTGCATAGATTATGCCATTTTCTTCATCCGTTGCGAAATAGGGCTTGTCATCAATTTCAATCTCAAATACAGACAATTCTTCCTCCTTTTCAGCTTCTTCAGCTTCTTCAGCTTCTTCCTCTTCCTCTTCCTCTTCCTCTTCCTCTTCCTCTTCCTCTTCCTCTTCCTCTTCTGTTTCTATGTCGTCTTCGCCTACTACAACTTTGGGTTCTACTGCTTCCTCTTCTTCTTCTTCTTCTTCTTCTTCTTCTTCATCTACTGCTTCCTCATCTTCTTCTTCTTCTTCATCTACTGCTTCCTCCTCTTCTTCAGCCTCTTCTTCAGCCTCTTCTTCAGCCTCTTCTTCAGCCTCTTCTTCAGCCTCTTCTTCATCTACTGCTTCCTCTTCTTCATCTACTGCTTCCTCTTCCTCCTCTTCTTCATCTACTGCTTCCTCTTCCTCCTCTTCTTCATCTACTGCTTCCTCTTCCTCCTCTTCTTCTTCTACTACTTCTTTGCT